AGCTTACAATGCAAATAGGGAAATATAGTGTAGCAACACTCGAAGATATTAAAAATCTTTATTTACACAACTTTGGTATATTTATTGAAGTTGCCCCAGATGAAGAAGAAAAGGCGTTGTTAGAGCAAAATATTCAACAAGCGTTGGCAAAAGAAAATATTTATTTAGAAGATGCCATTGATATCCGTTCTGTAAACAATATCAAACTTGCCAATGAGTTATTGAAGAAAAAGCGCAAGGACAGGGATAAGAAAAAGATGGAGGAAGAAAAGGTGCGTACTGATATGCAAACGCAAGGAAATATACAGTCAGCACAAGCCGCCAACCAAGCCAAGATGCAATACGCACAAGCAGAAACACAAGGCAAAGCAGGATTATCTCAACAAGAGCATCAGCAGAAAATGGAACAAATGCGTGAAGAAGCTGCTTTGAAAAAGGAGTTAATGAAAGAGGAATTTGGCTATCAGATGCAACTCAAAGGAACTACTGACGCAGTGGTTGAACAACGTGAGGACAAAAAGGAAAAAGCCAAAGATGACCGTACTAAAATACAAGCTACGCAACAGTCAAAATTAATTGAACAACGCCAAAGGAATTTGCCTTCGCAAAACTTCGAGAGTTCGGTGGACAATATTGGAGATGGCTTTGATTTCAGCGAATTTACTCCACGATAATTTACTCAGCAACACAACTAATTACCGTTACTGTTTTAGATAAAGCATACCCATTTTCAGTATGGCTACCCTCTTTTTCATGCTTAGTCTTTTCTTTTACTGTACCGCAAAAATTAGATAGCGATGTAGAAGTGTGGTACACATCACCTTGCGTATTTAGACTTGTTACTGTTGTTGTGCATTGATAGCACTTTTCGCATGACGTAAAAGCCATTGCCAACGCAATAAATAGAATACTTTTCATATTATTATTTTCGCCAAAGTTACATAAATATATATTCGTTTGTAATAAATGCGGTGAACGTGCGTTATTTGTCGGTAAGCTACTTAAAGTAAAACTTTAAGTAAATTTCATAAATACTTGATTGTTATATAAAAAGTGTTTACATTTGTACTTACAATTATATAATTAAATTTAATACAATGAATATTTTATCAGTTCGAGAGGTAGCAGACGAGCAACCAAAAAGTAAGGTAGCACTTGAAAAGGAGTTACTTGAACAACACGCAGAGGAACAAAAATTGGCAAATCCGCCAACTACAGAACCTCCTGCAGAAGTAGAACCGCCACCACTCGATGATACATTAGTTCTTTCACATATTAATAAAAAATATCAAAAAGGGTACACTTCATTTGACGAATTGCTTACACCGCAGACCGTTGAAAAAGAAGTTGAACTCCCCGAAGATGTATCTGCATTTTATAAGTTTAAACAGGAAACGGGTCGTGGACTGTCAGATTATATGAAAATACAGAGAGATTTCGCAAAGGAGAACCCTGATACACTCTTGGCAGAATATATTGCATCACAAAATCCAGAATTTGACGAACAGGATATTGCAGATGAAATTAAAAAACGTTTTGGCTATGACGAAACACTCGATGACGAGGAAACAATCAAAGCTACACAGCGTACCAAGAAAAAAGAACTTTCAAAGGCTATTGCGCATTTTGAGAAACTAAAGGAACAATACAAAGCACCGATTGTGTCAACCGTTGCCACCGTTCCTGATGATGAAAAAGAAGCGTTTGATGCCTATAAGAAAGAAGTATCAAGCAGGCAGACAGAGGTAGAAAAGGGAAAGGAATTATCTAATTACTTCGTACAAAAAACAAACGAATTATTCTCAAACAATTTCAAAGGTTTTGAATTTAAAGTTGGTGATAAGGCAATTGTTTATACACCAGGCGATGTAGAAAAGGTAAAGCAATCCCAAATAAACGTGAACAATTTTATCGGTAGCCATCTAAATGAAGAAGGCTATTTGAAAGATGCGGGAGCGTACCACAAGTCACTTGCAGTAGCAATGAATCCAGATTTATTTGCTAAACATTTTTACGAACAAGGCAAAGCAGATGCTATTGCATCGCAAGCTATATCTGATAAAAACATAAATATGGGAAACATACGTAATGCCCCAGAAATTACGAAATCAGGCGAAGGAATAAAAATGAGAGCATTAGACGAATCTAACGGTTCATCGCTAAAGATACTAAGTCCGCGTAAATAACACCCAAAGCATCAGGGGGTGTGCTTGTACCAACAGGAACGTATGCTTATTATTTTATCATTTTACAATTAAAAAAACACTATAAACAATGGCAGGATCATTAGCGGCGTCGCCAACATTCGCGTTAACGCCCACAGCAACAAAAGTCACTACGACTACGAACTACATCAGTAGCTTCGCATTTTTAAACCAATATCTTCCCGACTTAGCGGAAAAGGAATTTGCCCGTTATGGCAACCGTTCCATCGCTTCATTTTTACGATTGGTAGGTGCAGAAATGCCAACCAATTCGGATTTGATTAAATGGTCAGAAGAAGGACGTCTGCATATTAAATATACAGGCTTGACACCAACAGCGATTTCATCAGGTACACAGTTATTCACCGTAGCATCAGGCGTTTGTTCTTATCGCATCGGTCAAACTGTATTCTTATCTGGTACAAATGGCTCAGCGCAAAAAGGTATTATTACCACAGTTACATCAACTACCTTTACAGTAGCATATTATGACCTTACAACAGGTGCTGCCGATCCATTTGGCTCAGGCACAGTAACGTCATTCGTATATGGTTCTGAATTTCAAAAAGGATCTGCAGGCATGGTTGGTACATTAGAAGCTCAAAACAGCTTTTATGACAACAAGCCTATCATCATTAAAGATAACTACTCCGTTACAGGGTCAGACATGGCACAAATTGGATGGGTAGAAGTTGAATATGAAGGTGGTGCAGGTTATTTATGGTATCTTAAATCAAACGGAGAAACCCGTATGAGATTTGATGACGTACTTGAAATGTCAATGGTAGAAGGCGTACCTGCCATCGCATCATCTGCGGCACTTGCCTATCTTTCACCTTCAACAAATAACATTCTTGGTGTTGCTGCTGCGGCTACAACTGCGGCTGGTACAAAAGGTTTGTTCTACGAAGTGAATGACAGAGGTAATGTATGGTCAGGCGGTAATCCTACTGCATTGCAAGATTGGGATCAAATTATCCAACGTCTTGACAAGCAAGGTGCTATCCAGGAAAATGCTATCTTTTTAAACCGTCAGTTTTCATTCGATATGAATGATATGATTGCCGCTCAAAACGGTATGGGTGCAGGCGGTACGTCATACGGTCTTTTTGACAATGACGAGAAAATGGCTTTAAACTTAGGTTTCACAGGCTTCAAACGTGGATATGATTTCTACAAAACGGATTGGAAATACTTGAATGATGCAACCCTTCGTGGTGACATCACAGCAGGTGGTGTAAACGGTATTCTTGTACCTGCGGGTTCAACAAACGTTTATGATGAAGTTTTAGGAGAAAAAGTATCTCGTCCGTTCCTTCATGTTAGATACCGTGCATCGGAAAGAGAAGATCGCCGATACAAGTCATGGGTTACAGGAAGTGCAGGCGGTGCAGCTACATCAGATGTTGATGAAATGAGAGTGAATTATTTATCAGAACGTGCATTATGCGTTTTGGGAGCAAATAACTTCTTCTTATTCAAAGCATAATTTATAGGGGTGTCGTGAAATGCGACACCCCATATTTTTTTTACATATTTAAATTTAATTAAATGAAATCCACAGCAAAAAAAATGACTCTTGACGAGTTCAGAAAATTACCAAAAAAAGACAGAACTTATGTTCTCATTGGCGCATCTTCGCCATTATCATTTACCCTTAATTGCAGGCACTCGCGCAATAACCCCTTACTTTATTTTGATGGGGCAACAAACAGAGCAATTAGATATGCTCGTAATCAACGATCACCATTTATTGACGAACAAGACAAAGAAGCTATACTTGAACACGTAGCATTTGACGATGGCAAAATATTAGTGCCAAAGGAAGAAACGTTGTTGCAGGAAATACTTAGCGTATTGCACCCAAAATTAGGCATAACGTACAAGGAACTCGACTTTGAAGCAATGGCAAAAGAAGATATCCAACGAATGAATATCGAAGAAGATGCAATCATTGCAGCACGTTCATTAGACATCAAAACAGCAGAATCAATACTACGCGTATGTACTAATTCTAAGGTTGATGATATGAATAGTGAAGAAATAAAACGCGATATCCGTTTGTATGCTCGCCAACACCCACAAGCCTTTTTAGAAGCCATTGATGATCCTAATTTAAAGATGGAGGATATGGTACAAAAAATGCTTGCACAAGGTGTATTGACCATCAAAAACAACAAGGATGTACATTACAACCTGGAAACAAATAAGAAAAAAATCTTTACTATACCATTAGGGGATGATGCCCAAAGTGCAATCATTAAATACTTTTTGACCGATGACGGTCTTGAAACGTTTAAGATTTTAGAAGGCAAAGTAGAGTAGTAAATAACATACATATATAAAAAAAGGACTGATAATTTCAGTCCTTTTTTTTGTTTGAATTAATCCATTAAGCAAGGGCAATGCCTGACACTGCATACGGTGGAGTAGGCGGTGTGTAGCGAACATTGCTCCAATTGGTACTCAACGCAGAAATAACTGCATTTTGTAACCAATCACGCATTAACTCATCACCTGAGCCTGCTGTACCATGTGTAATGGTCAAGATGTCTCCTGATGCTGATGCAGCTTTATACTGCACAGTAACGGTGGTGGTAGATGCCTGCTCAATCAGGATGATGTCAGTGGCAGAAATTAGTTGTGTCTGCTCGTTTGTTACGGGGATTGCGATAAACTTTTCCATGTAAATAAATGGGGTTTTAGTGTTTAAAAACCAAAGTTATGAATTATTTTGTATAATTAAAGTAAAACTTTAAGTAAAAAGTATAACTAATTAGTAATTAGCGTTATATTTGTTACAAATTACCATTGTTTTGATAAACGAAGTACGCCAAGCAGTCATGTATATCCTTGCCAAAGACAACAATGGCAACATTACTCCTGATGAATATAACAGGTATGCACACACCGCACAAATGGAGGTGTTTACTGAGTATTTTCAACTATATAATCTGTATAAAAACAGAATGAAATTAGGTAGAATATACTCAGGATATGCCGATATGGTGAAGCAAATGGAGCAAACTATTAATTATTTTTCTTTAAATGTTCCAATAGCTAAAGCGGTTACACCTGCTACATTTGCAACAACTATTGTATCAGGTATTATAACAGCAGTTACGATTACTGATGGTGGTGCAGGGTATGCACCAAGTATAGCGGGTGCGGTAGTAATAGCAGGCCCAACAGGTTCTGGTGCATCAATTACTTATACAACAGATTCTTTAGGGAATGTAAATACGGTAACTATTGTATCAGGTGGTACTTTATACACAACAGTATCGCTTTCTATTGCATCAGCGTCAAGCACATCATACAATTTACCTTCTGATTGGTATTTAATTGATGTTGTAAATTATGGTGATGTAGAAGTAATGCCTATTGCACATGGCAAATTAAAAAATCTTTTAAGGTCAAACCTTACAGCACCAACATTAGAATACCCAAACTATGTACTTAGGGGTAATTCTATAACAATATATCCTGATACGGGAACAACAGGCGACCCTGTAACGTTGTTTTATGTTCGATATCCAAGAACGCCTAATTGGTCATATTCTTTAATTACAAATGGCGAACCGATATTTAATATTAATGACCCATTGTACCAAGACTTTGAAGTGCCTGAATCTGAATTTTACAAACTTGTAATTAAAATATGTCAATATTGTGGGGTGCAAATTCGTGAGGAACAAGTTGTACAATACACTTCACAGCAAGAACAAATTACTGAAAATAAAAATGTGGCTACAACATAATGACAGACCAAACATATTATAGTACCCCGACAAATTATGGAACGTATCAATACATTCCATTGGCAGATATTGTAAATAACTTCATGCTGATGCACACAGGCGATGAAGAACTTATAAGCCATCATATTGATAAGTATAAAGTAATATTTCATGCCAAGCGTGCTATACAGGAATTTCATTATGATGCAGCAAGAGAAACAAAAGTAATAGAAATACAAATAGGTGATAACCTACAGGCTATACTACCACCCGACTTTGTAAATCAAGTAAAATTATTTATAAACGTCAATGGTACATTGATACAGTTGTTTGAAAATAAAAAACCTACACGTTCTATAACGTTTGCACAAGATGCAAATGGAAACATACTATTTGATGGTGATGGCGAAGCAATATCGGTAGATTCATTATTGAACCAACAAGCATTAAATATTGCAACACAGCAAATATCACCATTGGGATATTGGGGTTGGTTTATCAATGATAATTGGTACTATACATGGAATGTAACACTATTTGGAATAGACCCTGCTGACGTAACAAACACTCCTTCGTATAGCATTGATAAGCGTGCGGGTGTGATTAACTTTACATCAGGAATGAATAATCAAACGCTTGAACTTGAATACATATCAGATGGACTTTCAGCAAATGACGATGAAATAATGATTAATAAATTAGCCGAAGAATATGTGTACGCATATATTACTCATGCTATATTAGAAAGTAGATCAAACGTAGCTGAGTATGTTGTAAACAGAAAACGTAAAAGAAAATCAGCATTACTTTCAAATGCTAAAATAAGACTAAGTAACTTGCACCCAAGCATACTAACATTAACATTAAGGGGTCAGGATAAATGGATTAAATAATGAAGATAACGAACACATTTCTTGGTGGTAAAATGAACGTGGACTTAGACCAATTGCTAATGCCAAAAGGACAGTATTTTAAAGGTTTAAACATTGAAGTTACAAATCCAGAGAATAGTTCTGATGTTACTAAGTATGCGGATGCGGGTGTTTTAAGAAATTCATTAGGTAATAAAATTCCATTGAATAATGTAGGTACACCGCTTACAATAGTAGATATAAATAATTTACCACTCGTAAATGCACGATGCTTAGGTACTTGTGTTGCGGGTGATTTAAATTGTATATTTTTTATCATTACATCTACAAATGAGGACTTGATTGTACAGTATATTGACACGCCATCAGTAAGTCCTGCAGGGAGTGTCGGTGCAATAAACTACATACTACGTGCGCCAAAACCTACTGTTGGTAATAGATACCTTTCGCTTAATTCGGGCAACTATATCACAGGGTTTAATTACATGGATAATTACCTTATGTGGACGGATAATTTGAATCCACCACGCATGATAAATGTGACTAGGTTTAGGCAATATACCCAAACTAACTTTGCATGGAATCAGGATGATATTAATGTGATAGTGAAACCACCATTAGGTGCTGCGGTGATTACGTTGTCAAATGACGGTACGCCAAAGAATGAAATTAAAAACAAATTTCTGTACTTCTCATATAGATACAAGTATGAGGATAACAGATGGAGTACGTTTGCGCCTTTTACACAAGTGGCATTTACTCCAGCGTCATTTGCATTCAATGGACAGAGTGTGGTATCAATGTACAACATTTATAACAAGGTATCTATTACGGTAGCTACAGGAGATAGGCAAGTAACGGATATTCAGTTTTTATTTAAAGATAGTGAGTTCTCAAATATTTATATAATCGAGACAGTAAATAAACTAAAACCAATAGTGGGCGTACCTGTAATACCAAATAACAGTGTATGGACATATCCTGCATTTGACAATAGTAAAACCTATGCGACACTACCCGAATATGAACTTACAAGATTATTTGACAATGTACCCATAAAGGCATTAGCGCAAGATATTATAGGCAGTAGACTTGTATATGGCAACTACACACAGTTCTATAATTTAATTACGTCATGGAACTCAATAGTAATACCTAACTATACAGTACAGGCTATTTCAACAGCGATTACAGGTAATTCATACAGACCGTCGTTTAAAACTAATGTAGACTACGAATTTGCCATAGTATATTTAGACGACTACGGTAGAATGTCAACGCCCATAACATCTGTTACCAACACTGTACATATCAGTGCGCAAAATGCGGGTAGACAAAATTGGGTAAAACTAACCATTAGTCATTATCCACCATCATGGGCAGCTAAGTATCGTATATTTATAAAACAAAGTAGGTTTAAATACTATAATGTATTCCCATCAAGAATTGAAATACCAACTGATGCAGGCATATCGTACTACTTGATAAACCCTGTTGATAAGGATAAAATAACTGTTGGTGATAGTGTATTGCTTAAAACGGATTTTAGCGGTATTACAGGAAGTACAACAGAATATATTGTACTTGAAGTAGCCAATAAAAGTGAAAATGAAATAAACGCAACAAATCCTGCGGGTTTATATTTTAAGTTAGCAAAATCAGCAGATCCTGGTGTTGTAAATAATTTAGTCTACAACTTGCAATTTAATAATGCTAATGGTTTTCTATTTGCATATATACAGACAGCACCGCCACCTGTAAGTAATTCATGGGTAGACCCAACATCTACAGTTCCTGCAACGTGGTCTCCGATTGTTTACTATCCAGGTACGACTGCATCACTAATATTACCAAACGGAAACATACCTTATAAACTAAGTCCTACATTTGCATTATATATACATAGTGCATACTCTCAAACAGATTTAAGATATAGGATTGAGTATGCGGGAATTATATCAGGCTTTCATTGTTTAAATTATAGAAAGTTTGACTCACAAGTAAATGTAAACCCTGCACCTTTACCATTTAGAAATGCTGCCAATAACCAAGCAGTGCCAGTAATTATTAAAGACCCTGCAAATGTTATTACGTTAGGTGCGCTTATATTTTACGCAGGCGTATTAGTATTTCCTGGTGATACATGGAGACTAAATATCTATTCAAGTCAAAATGGTGTTACAATAGGAGGTAATCCAATCAAGCCTGTTGCATTGATGATAAACATACCAGCACCTATCAGTAATGTCATAAAAGGTGGTTCTACTATAAAGTTTAGTGCGATGTTGGCAAAAACTGAAGTTGTATTCCCTATGTCTATAGTTACGTCATGGGAAACACCAGAACAAAGTTTTGTATCACCTATGACATATCCAGACTTGCAAGAATGGTTTTGGGAAAGTGGTGCATATCAAGAATTTAGACAAGTAGGCCCGACACAGCTTGAACATAAAAATGTATTCTTTAGATATGGTAGAGACCACTATATACCTGCTAACTTTCCAGGCGGTGCAGCAAGAATAATTCAAAAACAGGGGTTTGAAATTGCACCTGCAAGTACGCAATATGAACCTATAATGTTTATAGGCGGAGTACAAACAAACTTTACAGGAATAAATACAAGGTATCAAATAGAAATGGGTTTCTTTCGCATTTTCTACACTGAATTTCCTTTATGCTTTGAAGTTTATCCTGCTAATCAGCGTGACCCATTATTCCATGAATGCACAGAAAACCTTTCAATCATTACCGCAAATAATAAAAAATATCATGGTGGATATTTACCAATAGGCGCAGGCCCGTTACAAAACCAAACAGATAACTTACCTGCGGCTGTGTTCTTGAATCCAGGTCCAGCAATAACAAGCGTATCAAATGCTTCATTTAACTGTTGGTCATTCCCTAATGGTGTTGAATTGAATAGAATTGGAGATACATTTAATAAACCGACAACAGAGTGGTCGCCACGAGTTATGATACCCGTATTGGATTATGCACAACAAAATGTTAGTGCGGGATTGACATATAGTGGTACATTTCGAGTGGATTCAAACATAAATAATTTGAACTCATTTAATCTTTCATTAGGTAATTTTAAATACTTAGAAAAGTCATTTGGGTCGGTACAAAAGATAAAGTCAAGAGATACTGATATGGTAGTATTCCAACAAGACCAAGTATCAAAAGTATTATATGGTAAAAATTTACTAAGCGATTCAACAGGTGGTGGCGACATAACGAGTGTACCAGAAGTATTAGGTACGCAAATCAGTTACGCAGGAGAATATGGGATTAGCAATAGTCCTGAGAGTTTTGCACAGTGGGGAGATGATATGTATTTTGCAGATAGCCAAAGAGGTGCGGTAATTAGACTTAATAATCAAGGTCTTTTTGATATATCGCAATACGGAATGAAATCATTTTTTAATACTAATTTTAAACTACAACCTGAAACAATAAAAATTGGCGTATTTGACCCATATTATAAAAGATATATTTTATGCGATACAGGATTTAAAAAATCACCTGTACCGCCATTTATCCAGCTTGGCGGAGGCATCGCCCCCCCTGCAGCTTATGCCTATACCGCACTAATCAATCAGGTACTACTAACACAATAATGAGCATAGGAACAATATATATAACAAGCAATCAGCAATGGACGATAACAGGCCCAGCGTGGATTCCTGCACTGCCAATAAGCGGTTCGGGAAACTATGAGTACAACCCTGTAACATCAGCTAACGCTACGGGTTCGTACAGAACATCAAACATATTAGTAACGTATCAAGATGCAACGGTAGATACTATACCTATAGTGCAATACGAAAGTGGGTATGTAAATGCAAAAATATTTGTACTTGGACTTGATGACGATGAAGGGCAAGTGGCAAAGTATAAAATTAGTTTAGCTGACGGTAGGGAAATGACTGATTACAATACAGCCTGTGGTCAATCGTTGGATATTTCAGATTTTCCACAAGCGGGTATTATGCCACGCTCAGGAGATACAGTTTCAATGATTGTTTACACAGATGATGATTTTAAAACATGGTCATTTAATCTTGGGAATAGGGCATATTGGTTATCTTCTGCAGTTCAATATGATAATGGAATAGATGTAATCAATGCGGGAGCAGCAGTTGTTGCACTTGCTTCAACACTACCAAATTACGCAGGCAACTTTGTTTATACAAAAGGTGGTGACTTCTTTTACATTGTGCTTGATTATAGAAACATTATTGCTTGTGCAAGTGCTACCATTATTTCAAATATTACAAGGTCATACTACCCTGTGAATATTGACGTTTCATACGGTGCAACAACAGCAGGAGTAGCGGAACTTGGTTATACACTTACAAATCCATACGATATATCAGCAGACTACGGTGACGCATTAATATTATCCGATGAAGCATCAGCATCAGGGAATACTGTATTTTTGAAAAGCGATGTTGCAGAAGAATATGCAAGAATAGTGGTATCAAATGGTGATACCGCAATGACAGGTAATATAACAATTACTATGGTATGCCCATCGCTTACAGGTTTTACGATACACACAACAGCATTTGCATCTGCAACACTTGCTTGTGCTGACGTAGGTGCAACAACTACAAGATACCATAATGGAGTATCAGCATTGCCCGATGTGGGTGATAAAATATACACCAATTCAACGGGTGTAACAGTGTACGATGGCAACAATGAATACTATCTTGTTGGTACAGACGCATATCAAATAAATGTAGATGGAGAAGTTGTATCTATTACAACGTGTATTTGTAGTGAAGTTGCAATACCCGTTATTGCACCTCCAGGCGATATATATGTTCAAGTAGGCGTACCACTTTCTGTAAAACTAACAGCTACATTGAACCCTACTTCATGGGCATTTGATTCAGCATACAACGAATACACAATATCTGGTAATGATGAGGGCGGAACATATACTTATGTTGATATTAATGGATGTGCTAAAAGCGGATCAATAGGAATAGGCGAAACGCAAACATTATACGGTAATACATTTGTGTTATCTTCATTTGGTGACGCTTCAATTTCATCAGCAGGTGCTGTATATTACCCGCAAAATATTTATATTGATTCTACAGGTGAGATAGGTGTACGATTTGATATACCAGGAACGTATGAATATGACGTAATTGCCACAAACTGCTTTGGCGATAGCGTAGCCGAAACGATTACATTTGTAGTAAAACACCCACCAACACTTGCACCGTTCAATATGATACAAGTTGGATATTGTACAAGTGTAGAAGCGTGTGCAAGTACAGAACCATATCAGGTATTTTGGTTTAATAATAACCCATGTGAAGGTACTTGCGTATATCCCGAAATAAATGATTTTGTTTATATTGATGGATATGGTGAACAATATCTAAATGGTGGTTATCTTTACTACGAAATGGACAATGGAGATTGGTTGTTAATAGATGGGATTGGACAAGTAATAAACAAAGGAACGTGTTAGCATGAGTACATATACAATAGCATATCAACCCGAATTAGACGGTT